CTGGGATGAGGTGCCGAAAGACATCAAACTCAAGTTTGACAACGACGTGGACAAATTCATCGCAAGTTTTGGAAGCGTCGAATGGGCCAAAAATCTGGGCATTTACCAAGAAAAAAAAGCCGAACCCGAAGCAACAGAAGTAACGGAGGCTAAAGAGTGAACAGAAACAAAGACGCAGGATTCAATCAAGTCCCACGGCTGGACATTACACGAAGTCGCTTCAAGAGGCGGCAGGATGTAAAGCTCACGCTCAATGCTGGACAGCTTATTCCGTTCTACGTGGATGAAGTGCTCCCGGGTGATACCTTCAGTATCGATCAGGCAGCAATTATCCGTATGACGACACCTATCTTCCCGGTTATGGACAACTGTCACATGGATATTTACTACTTCAATGTACCCTGCCGTATCATCTGGGACCACTTCAAACGATTTATGGGCGAAAATGATGCCGGTCCGTGGGCACAGACTCAGGAATACTTCATCCCGCAGGTCAGAGTAACTGGCACAGCCGACAAGCCGGCACCTTATGAAGGAAGCATCATGGACTACATGGGCATTCCTACCAAGGTGAGCAGAGGAACTGATAGTGCATTCACCATTAATGCACTGCCATTCAGAGCCTACGCCATGATCTGGCAGGAGTGGTTCCGAGACCAGAACGTAGACAATCCGGCCATCAACAGCACCACAGACGCGACCATAGACTATAAGGACGATGAAACAAAGGGCATGGACGCGGAAAAGCCGGATTTGGAGTACATCCTTCAGAACGCATACACGGGCGGCAGACCGCTGCCAGTGAATAAGTACCACGACTACTTCACATCGGCTCTGCCATCCCCACAAAAAGGGCCGAATGTGCAGCTCCCATTAGAGGGAAACGCTGCAATATTCGGATACAGTGACTACAAAAGGACAAAGATGAGCAACCCGTCGGCAGTCGGGGGGTTACAAAACCAGAACATCCCGCTTGGAGTTGTAGGGACCAGTCCCAAAAACGAGCCAGTATACTTAGGCGCAAGGATGGATAATGTAACGTCCGCAACCGTCAATCAATTACGACAGGCATTTCAAGTTCAGAAATACTATGAGCAGCTGGCACGAGGCGGCAGCCGCTACCGCGAGATGATTTATTCGCTGTTCCACACCAAAATCAGCGACAAGACGGTACAAATTCCTGAGTACCTAGGCGGAACACGCATCACTATCAACATGAGTCAGGTCATCCAGACCAGCGGCACAACCACAGAGAGTCCGCAGGGCAACGCAGCAGCAATAAGTGTTACGCCGTACAACGGGAGCATGTTTACGAAGAGCTTCGAAGAGCACGGCTATGTTATCGGCGTGTGCTGCATCCGGCATGACCATACCTACCAGCAGGGCTTGGAACGCATGTGGAGCCGCAAAACCAATCTGGATTTCTATTATCCAGTCTTTGCAAACCTGGGAGAGCAAGCTATTCTGAAGAAGGAGCTATATCTCACTGGTACGAGCACTGATGAACAGGTCTTTGGTTATCAGGAAGCTTGGGCAGAATACCGAATGAAACCGAACCGCATCAGCGGCAAGTTCCGTTCGAATGCAACGGGGACGTTGGACAGCTGGCACTACGGCGACAACTACAAAGAGACTCCGAGCCTGAGTCAAGCATGGATGAAGGAAGGAGACTCTGAAATTCAGAGAACTTTGGCCGTGGAAAACGAACCTCAGTTTATCATAGACACCGTCATCGACAATACATCTGTGAGGCCGATGCCAATGTACAGCATTCCGGGTCTCGTGGACCATCACTAAAGTTTTTCGTTATTGTTATCCTAGAATAGCAATAATATAACGTAACAACGACAAAAATAAGAATCCTCAGCTGAGAGTGTCAGCTGAGGCCTCAGCTGACGAAAGGGGGAAGCCCGGGGCAATACCCCGGGCTATTTTATTATGGGATTAGCAGCAATCGGCAGCGCACTACTCGGAATCGGCAAACAACTACTCCCAACGATCGCCGGAGGACTCATAAACAAATTCCTAGGCGGAAACCTGATGGAAAGCAATGGAGGGAGCACACAGCACAACGAAAGCACAAGCCAAGGAGGCGGCTACAGCAGCGCCGCCAGCGGCGTAAACCGAGAACAAAACCTGCAAGACTGGAACAGCATGCTAGGGGCAATTCAAAGCAATATGCAAAGCCAGCAGAAGTTTAACCGTAAAAGCATGTTCGAGCAAATGGGCTATAACACCATGGCAGCAATCACTCAGGGTGTATATAACCAGATAAGCAACAACGCAGCAATGTCCTACAACAGCGCAGAAGCAGCCAAAAACAGAGCTTGGCAAGAGCAAATGAGCAATACAGCTTATCAGCGAGCTGTGGAAGACATGCGAAAAGCAGGAATCAACCCTATCTTAGCATACCAACAGGGCGGAGCGAGCACGCCGGGAGGCGCACAAGGCACTATCAGCGGGGCAAGTATGGGTCTCGCAAGCAGTAGTGCGGCGACCGCAAGTGCTCTGGGAGTAAGTCAGAACCACAACAACACATGGAGCAAAAGTGAAAGCAACTGGTACAACGCAGCGCAAGCAGTTGGAGACGCAACAAGCTGGTCCCACACAAGCGCAGACAAAGCGTTAAAGGCGTTCGAAAACGTTCTGGGCCAGCTAGGAAACCTTACAAGCGACAATTCCAAAGACGGTTCAACGAAAGACAAAGACGGCTTTGGGGGAAGCAAAGGGGGCAAATTTAAATAATGGGGTGCAACAAGCCATTAATTCGGTTTTATGTGCCTCATGACAGAGAAGCGAGTGGGCGAGTGTACTCACTCGCTTCTTTCAACGAAATTCATAAAACCAAAATCCAGTATGAAGACCTGATGTACCGCAAAGATGTAATGATGATACCATGCGGACAATGCACAGGATGCAAACTACGCAAGCGCAAAGACTGGGCAACACGAATGGAGCTGGAAGCATACAACCACGACAAGGAAAGCATCTGGTTTATCACGTTAACCTATGATGACGACCACGTACCAACACAGGACACAGAAACAGGGGAAATCTTCAAGGGAGGCGTAAACGTATGGAGAGACGCCTCAGAGCGTCCCAGAACGGTGCAAACTTTAAACGTGGAGGATGTCCAGTTATTCATGAAAAGGCTTAGAAAGGCCGTCAGCGGGCCTCTCAGATACTTCTTAACCGGAGAGTATGGAGACAACACCTCAAGACCACACTATCACATGATACTATACGGATGGTATCCGGACGACTTAAAGCCAATTCACAGGCTGTCAAGGTTTGGACACTACACGAGTGATAAACTGGTCAAAGTCTGGGGACAAGGGACGGTTGACATAGCTCAGGCAACGCCGGAAACGTATAATTACGTAGCTGGATATGTGACCAAGAAGCTGTACGGAAACGACAAGGACAAGTACAAGAAAATGGGACTCATACCGCCATTCTGCGTAATGAGCCGAAAGCCAGGACTCGGAGATGAATGGTTCCAAAAGAACCAAGAAAGGCTATGGCAACTTGGATACATCCAGCTGACAAACGGCAAAAGAGCAGCAATTCCAGAATATTATTGGCGAAAGCTGGAAGCTGAAAATCCTGAAAAGGCGTGGAGAATCAAGCAGTACCGGCAAGAAAAAGCCATTGCATCCCTAATCGAAAGAAACATGGAAACTGACAAACGGTATGCCGAACAACTGGCCGATAAAGAAGCAGTCATGAAGAAGAAGATGTCCAAAGCAAAGGGCGTTTTTTAGCCCTGGTGTCACTCAGCCAAGTAACTATCAAGTATATATACTTGGCTGAGTGTTTTTTAGGTTTATCAGCACGCGCACGCACGCGCACGTAATCGCGCACATGCGCGCGCGATTTTTATTATTTTATTATTTATTTATTATTTACTTGTTGTAGTCGTAGTAGTAGGGAGTGTTGAAATGTTGAAAACTATAAATATCTATCGTTAGAACGATATTTTGTGGTTAATTTTGATGTTGAAAATTTTGTGGATAACTTGTTGAATTGTTGAAAGTGTAGCAATATGCACAAAACCATTTGTGCAACTTTTTGTGGAAAACCTGTTGAAAGTGTTAAAAGTGTTGAAAACTCGAATTAAAGGCAATCCGGCGAGCGAAACCGGAAAGTTACGTCATGCTCTTCGTACGGCGCACCGCGCCTAGCGCATGACCTTTTAGATTAAATGCACAAAAGAGGCTTGACGAGCCTCTTTTTTTTATATATACTAAAGGCAGTCAAACAGCACAGAAGTGCATTTAACAAATTCCATTTTTACAAAAATAACTTTACAAAGAGGTGAACTGTTCTGACTCTCCAAGAAATCAAGATGCTGTTTGAAAACATCCAAAAAATCCTTGCCATGCTAGACAAAATCTACCACACAGTAACAGGGAACAAACCGGAGGCTTGAAATGGAAAACAAACCATGGAATGTAAGAGACCAGACCGACGAGAACCTTATGCGAGAGTTGACGAAAACCTACAAAGCAATAGACGCCGCATACAAAATGGCAAGACAGGCCGCAAATATCGAGGACGCAAAGTATTATATTGACCTTGCGTTCAGGAAAAAGGCGCTTGCCAGCAATATCGAGGTGGAAATCCTCAGAAGGGACATCAACCATGGCAAAGAGGAGTAAAGTACACAAGTCGAAAGACGCAAAAATCTACAACAAGACCGCACGAAAGACCAAGGCAATTAACCTGGGAAGCGGGGCAATGCGAGGAGGTATCCGACTGTGAGCGCTGTATTCGCAAGCATGACTATGGCATTTCTAGCAGCGGGGTTTTACCTCGTCATTAACGCAATCAACATCATTAAAGAATGGTTCAAATAAGGAGAACAACATGAACGTATACGGAATTTTCGATAAATGCGTGATGGGTTACATCACCATCTTTACCGAACGCGACGACAAAGTGGCCGAACGCAATTTTAAAATCGCACTGACTGATGAACGAAACATCATGAGCAAGACCCCGAGCGATTACCGGCTGGTAAAGCTGGCAAAATTCGACGAGAAAACGGGCCTGTTTGAGAATGAAAAGGAGAACATCTTCGATGGCGTATCGCTCAGTAAGTAATTTCAGAGAGACCGCAAGGACAAAACCTACCGAGGCCGGAGAGACCATGAGGCGCACATACCTTTGGGAGATCAACGAAAAAGGCGAAAAGGTACTGAAGCCTGACCAAGTCATCGACCAGCAAGCGGAAATCGACAGCTATCTGGAAGAAACCAAGCTGGAAAACATCATCCGGCGGGCCTCCATCGACCCTGACCTTGCGGCCAGACTAGTGCCGGACGTAGGCAATGGGATTCAGGACGCAACCGAGATGCCAGAAAACCTGATGGAGCTTCAGAACATCATACTGCGGGCGGAGCAAATCTGGGATGAGGTGCCGAAAGACATCAAACTCAAGTTTGACAACGACGTGGACAAATTCATCGCAAGTTTTGGAAGCGTCGAATGGGCCAAAAATCTGGGCATTTACCAAGAAAAAAAAG